CAGCACTTGAGACTATGCCAATATGGTATCAGTATTCCCTTGGTGGGATCGTATCAGCATCCATAGGAATTAGGTCCGTATCTAAATTCTTCGGTAAATAATAACAACAAAAAGACTACCCCAGACAAACTTAAGCCCCTGTATCCTTAGTTGGACGCAGGGGCTTTTTCTATTGTGTCATTGCTTTAAACGTACTAGTTAAAGACTTTAGTAAGTTACTCAGTGTAAAGTAAGCATAGTCCACTTCTTGTTGTAGTTTATGTACCTTCCAGACCAAGTAGAGTGTAATACCTAAGTGTACTAAGTCTACTGACTGATCTAGGCTTATCATTTCTTACTCTCCACCTGTATCAGTTTAGCTAGATACCAGTCAGCCTTCTTAAGATCCTCTAAACCATTCTTGTAGCGCCACCTATGAAGATACTTAGCTATATTCCCTCGTAGGTATCCTACAAACTCATCCTTACTTAAGAAGTCCTCAATGTATTTGATACACTCAATAGTGCCTTGTCCGTAATGTGGTGGACTATTTACATTATCAGATTCCATCTTGCTTAAGTCCCACTTAGCCATTTATTCCCCTTTCAAGTGAGTTTTGAGTTCTGAATAACCACCTATGTAATTACCCTCTCGATCCCAAATCTGTGGAACCGTCTTCATACCAGATTTTTTAAATAAGTCAAGCACCCATTTAGAATCATTAAGGGAGTAGTATTTCACTACAATACCGCTATCCCTTAATAGCCCCATAGCTTTAGAGCAGTAAGGGCAGTCAACCCGCCCCACTAATGTGTATACACCACTCATGTTAGATCTACTATTTCACAAGTGTCACCACTACAAGCCATTGTCTGACTACCAGCAGTATTGTCTTCATTCTCATACTCTGAAAGTTTAGACCAATCAATAGACTCTGGCATTGTAGCTAATAATTCCTCATATTCCTCTTTACTACAATCTTGATAAGGTGGTTGTACATAGTTATGATCTGAGTGAGGTAAGAATGACACCCCTGACATTTCATCAAAGTATTTGTAGACAAAGGCACCCACCTCTAACCATTCCTCATCCCGTACTGAAATCGTCACTGAGGGCTTATGCTCACACCAGAAGCGTTGATACGTCAACCACATCTCTAGCTGCTCTACGGCTGTCATATCGTTTCTAGTGACCGCTCCTTCTGGTGACTTGATAGGGAAGCTAAAGACTGTAGTTTGCTCTGGGTTATACTCCTCTGGTTCATTAGGTATTCCGTGATCAATCATAAACCTCGTCAGCGGGTCTTTGTTATCTCCACGCACAGTACGAACATAGTAAGGGCTGTGACGAGCATGAATGCCACTAGCAGAATCAACAAGTTGGGAGACAGTACCACTTGGTTTAACGCAACTGATAGCAGTAGCAACAGGGATGTTAAGGCGTTCAGCCCACTCAGCATTCGTAGATATTGCAACATTTTTTAACCTTTCCAGGGTTTTCTCAAGGCCAGCATTCTGACTGGTAGTTAATCGGTTGTCCATGATGCCCGTTAGGGATACACCTAGTAATCTCTCCTCTTCTGTGTTCTTCTGCCATATTTTACGCAAGTATGGAAACTTGGTATAAGTAGATTGGATAGTACCTAGTATTGTAGCTAGGCGTACCTTACGCTCTAAGTCATCTACAGTGTCTGTAGCCCTTATTACAACCTCTGTCAGGTTACAGAACTGGTTTGGTCGTAAGATAATTTCGCTACAGGGGTTAGTACCAAACTCGTAGTTAGGATCTCTACGTCCATTCTTAGCTGCTTGTACTTTACTAGCCTGACGATTAAAGACACCACGTTCACCTGACTTACTTTCCACTAGGGCTTGCCATTCCCGTAGAAATGTTTGCATATCAGGTTTCTCTGTGTAGCTTACTGAGTTGTTAGCTAACCCACGATGAGCAGCAGTTTCAAACCATTGTCCTGACTTAGCGTAACGCATACGATCATCAGATAGGTTAGATAAGCTAATCATAGCTGAACGACGAACACCACCAACTACAACAACCTGACCGATAAAACACATAAGATCATGGCACTCAATAGAAGATAGCCTACGTCCTTGTGCAGCCTTGAAAGTAGTAACTGCAAAGTTAAATAACTCAACTAAAGGTGCAGGTCCAGATGCTCTACCACCAAAGGTCTTAAGTCTAGCTCCAGCAGGGCGTACAGCAGATACATCCCACTTAGGGATCTCACCAGCCCAGAGAAGCGCAAGGACTTGACGGAACGCTTTAGCCCAACCCTCTTTACTATCTTTAACTACAATCACTGTGTCGCTCTCAAATAGCTCAGGAACCTCTGGTAACTTCTGGATAAACTGACGCTCTACTGAGAAGCCTACACCAGTACCACAGAGCAGGATGAACATAGCCTCATCGAAGGACTTAGGGTCATCTACTGGTAAGTAGCTACAGTTGTACCCAGCAGTATTGTCACGGGCCAGTGCTGGACCAGCGGTCATCATAGCTCGCATAGAGGGCATAACTTCTAGGTTTAAGATGGCATCCCGTAGTTGATTGACATAAGAATCGTTACCAGCTTTAGGACGTACCACATTATCCATGTAGCGTTCTACTGTATCACCCCAATCCTCACGGCCTTGACCGTCGATGTACTTAGCGTAGCGAGACTTAGCAATAAAAGTCTGGTAGTCAGTTGGTAGGTAATTATTCATCGTCAGGCTTTCCTCTCGCTCTCATAGTCTTATCTTCTTTTAGCCAGACCATACGGTCAATGTCAGCCCTAGCTATTCCAATATCTGCAAGCTCTTTATCTGTTAGTTGATTAAGCTGCTTAATTGCTATTCTGTGGGTTCGCCATGTCGCAAGATAGTTCACATACCTCCAGAACCATGACATACCAGTCTTCTTCTTACTCATCGGTTGTCACCTGATCCTTGTAGTGTACCATTCTTTACACGCTCGTTTAGCTTCTCCATGTTCAACTCAATGATCTTAATCAAGCTGCCACCAAAGATATTAGATAGAGCTACAGTATAGAACAGTACGTCACCTAATTCTCTTAAGACTGCATCATCATCAATCCTGTTGTCACGAAATAGTTTCTTAATCTTCTCTGATACCTCACCAGCTTCGCCAGTCAATCCAAGGGCATTCTCAATCAGACGCTCCCGACCCTTAGTAATCATCTTGTCTTCTACAAACTGTGAGTACATATCAATCATGTCTTTCATATCTTTCGCTGTAAGCATTACATCAACCTTCCATAAAATTCTGTGTGTGCGTTTCTGTTGTCTTTATCGAACAAGTACCAAGCGCAGTTGTCTTTACCTGTCATCTTGCTACCTTCAATCCATTTAACTCTGCCTATACTTACGATCTTTGTACAATAAGTCATAAGTGCAGCAGACTGTTTAGTGTGCGCCCAATCAGCATCAAACAACAACCAAGTTGGGCATATCTCCGTCCAGTGATCTATGAAAGCATGTAAGAACTTTCTTTCCCACGGTGGGTTAGTAATACAGAGATCAAGAACCTTATACTGACTACCAAAACTTATTTCCAGAGCATCCATTTGCTTGATGTCTGGGTGTCTAGGCTCTATGTCACAGGCGTATAAACATTCCCCTAGACCATCTGTTAGTTCGTGTATGTGGTGTATCAGTCTACCGTCACCAGCACAAGGCTCTACATAGTCAAACTTCTCATATGGTAAATGGGCTATAAGAGGTTCAACAGCTTCTATTGGTGTAGGGTAGTAATCTCTTGGTATCCTCTCAAAGTCACTACGCTTACCCATACAATTCTTTTAACCTCTTAAGTGATACAAACTCAGGCTCATAGATACCGTTGCTAATCTCACGCTTGATTACACAACCTTTCCACCAATCTCTATTTGCCTGTCCAGCCCACGTTTCTTCTGAGCCTTTGTAGCAACCCGCAACCAAACCGATAATCCCATTAGGGTGTGCGCCATCTTTAAACTTAAGATCACGTTTATGGCTATGCCCACAAGTAGAACTGTGATTACGATTGGCGAGTAGGCTATTAGCGTGATGTAAACCAGACATAGCTGTACCATAATTACCACTACTAAAGAAGTGAGCATAAGAAACGCCATCATAGTCAGCGATAGCGGGGGCGCTATTAGTGTATTCGTGGTATTCGTCGAACCAGTGGTCTGTTTGAAGATGGCTGAAGGAAATCCCGTACTTGTCTCCCTGTAGTCTTGGGTCGTGTGCGATAGCCTTTTTGATTCTATTCTCATGGTTTCCCTCAAAGCCAATCCAATATGGGCGCTTATACTTTCTTTCGCTAGGTTTCTTCCGTAGACGATCCATTGCCTCATTGTAGCAGTTGATGTCCTGTTCGTAGTTCTGACTTACGATAGCCTCTGGGTAACGTGTGTCAAAGGTGTTAAGAGAACGCATGTCAGCGCCATCACCTAAGTCAACTATATAGGTAGGGTTTACCTCATAGATTAATTCCCCTAGCCAGTCGAAACGCTCATTTCCCGTCGAGGGGTCTGAGTGAGCGCATGAGAATACTACTGCTGTCTTAGCT